CGTCTGTAGAAAAAGTTGAGCAACGTGATTCAATTGAAAACCCTGCGGTGTCCATTTCTTCTGCAGCCATTTTAGATTTATTGGGCGGCTCTGGTGAAAGTGCGGCGGGTGTAAATGTTTCCATTGAGTCTGCATTAGGTGTTCCGGCTCTTTGGGCTGCGGTTAATTTTATGTCAGGCACTCTCGCAAGTTTGCCGCTAAATCTGTTTAAAAAAACCGAAGCCGGTCGCGAAAAAGTTAACGATGGTCTTGCGATTATTTTGCACGATGCGGTTAACGATGAATGCAGTTCATACGATTGGCGTAAATATTCGTTTGAGCAAACGTTCACGGGTGGAAGGCAATTAACCTTCATTGAAAAGAATGTTGCGGGCCGCCATATTAATTTATGGCCGTTAAACCCTTCTGAAGTAACTGTAAAGCGTGTTGGTGGTCGAAAGCTTTATGAATTGCGGCAGGGTGGCCGCACAATTACCTATAAAGCCAGCGAAATAATTGACATTCCGTTCATGTTAAAGGCGGATATGCTCACGGCGCGCAGCCCAATTTTTACCAACAAAGACACTATCGGCCTTGCTATTGCCGCCACAAATTACGGTAGCCGATTTTTTCAGGGTGGCGGCATACCGCCTGCGGTTTTAGAGGGCCCGTTTCAGTCGGGTCAAGCGCTGCAGCGTGCATCAAATGACATTCAAACGGCCATTAAAAACGCATACCAAGAAAAGCGGCCAATAGTTGCGGTGCCCAATGGCCACACAATTAAAGCGATAGGTGTTGATCCAGAAAAATCACAGCTCGTTGAATTAAAAGCAGCGCTAGTTGTGGATATCGCTCGCATTTATTCATTGCCTCCGGCGTTTCTGCAAGACCTAACCAACGGCACCTTTAGTAACGTTGAGCAGCAGGATTTGCAGTTGGTAAAACACTGCATCATGCATTGGGCAAAACAAGCTGAGCAAGAAATGAATCTCAAGCTGTTTGGTCGCAACAATAATCAGTTCTACGTTGAATTTAATTTAGATGGTTTGCTGCGCGGCGATTTCACATCGCGCATGGCGGGCTATGCACAAGGAATCCAGAACGCAATTATCACGCCCAACGAGGCGCGCCGCCAAGAAAACAGAGAAGACGATCCCCAAGGTGATGTGCTGTTAATTCAAGGCGCAACCGTTCCACTTGGCTCGCAACCCATATCACAACCTATCGCGCAGCCAGCGCCAAAGGACACACAAAATGACGCATGAAATCCGCTCCGGTTTGCCAGTAGAAATTCGCGCAGAAGGTGCCGCAATTAAAGTGAGCGGTTACGCCGCTGTGTTTAATGAGCGCACCGATATCGGTGGATATTTTTTAGAAGTCATTGAACCCGGTGCGTTTAAAGATGCAGTCGGTCGTGATGACGTTGTGTTTCTCGTTAACCACGAAGGTTTACCGCTCGCCCGCACGCGTTCCGGCACGCTCACACTCAAAGAAGATGAGCGCGGCCTGTATATGGAAACCGAACTTGATCCGCTTGATCCAGATGTAATGGCAATCGTGCCAAAAATGAAGCGTGGCGACCTGGACAAAATGAGTTTTGCATTCATTCCAGAAGTTCAAGAGTGGGATGAAAGCGGTGATATCCCAGTAAGAACATTAAAAAAACTCGGCCTGCGTGATGTATCAATCGTTACGCATCCCGCTTATGAGGGTACCGAAATCGGCCTGCGCAGTTTGCAAGATTTCCGCACCGCCAATGCCAATAAAATTCAGCATGCGAGTGCGGTAAATGCCACTCGCATGCGCATGAAATTAGCTCTAGCAGTTAATAACTAAGCGCGGTTCCCGCACTTGGTCGCCCTTCTTGTGCGTGGGCTGCACAGCAACGAGGATTTATCATGACTATTAAAGTTTTGCGGGAACGCATGGCAGTACTTGCTACCGAAGCCCGCGCAGAGCTGGACAAAATTACCGCCACAACCGAACCCGGTGTGGCCAAAGAAATTGAAGCGCGTTTTGATACCATCATGGGCGACCACGATAAAATCAAGGCGCAAGTTGAACGCGAATTGCGCTTAGCTGCTGCGCAAAAAGCTGGCGAAGCGGGTGATCCGCGCCGCCCAAATCAAAATGACGGTGAAGATCGCGGTGCTGCGCACGATACGCCAATCGCGCCCGAGTATCGCACCGTTTTTGCCAAAGCAATTTGTGGCCAAATGGAAACGCTCAGCACTGAAGAGCGCAGCGTTTTGCATAAAGGCATGGCAGAATTCCGTGCGCAAACTGGTGGTACTACCACGGCGGGTGGTTTCACTGTGCCAACAACGCTTGCTGATTTTATTGTGCGCTCCATGCTTGCGTGGGGGCCAATGTACGATGAGGATATTTGCACGGAAATCAAAACCGCTAGCGGCAATTCAATGAAAATCCCAACGGTGAATGACACAACGGTAACTGCTGAGGCTCATACCGAAGGAGCGGCGCTCACAGATGATGGCGGTAAAGACGTTACCTTCGGCCAAAAAGCTTTAGATGCATACGCATTCGATACCGAGTTCGTGCGTTGGTCATGGGAATTGGATATGGATTCAATTTTCTCCATGGAGCAATTGCTGGGTAGCTTGCTTGGCGAGCGCCTTGGTCGTATTGCTAACCTGCAGCTTACAACTGGTACTGGTTCGTCTGCGCCAAACGGAATTGTTACCGCATCTACTCTTGGTAAAACCGTTGCGGCAACTGCAGCTATTACTGCAGATGAAATCATTGAATTCGTGCACTCCGTAAACCCTGCTTATCGTCAATCGCCAAAAGCTCGCGTCATGTTTAATGACAGCACCTTGCTCGCGTTGCGCAAATTAAAAGATGGCCAAGGTAATTACTTAATTACCGAAGCGCCAGACGGTTCCGGTCGTTTGCGTGTAGGTTCGGTGAGTGTGCCGTACTCGATTAACCAGGCGATGGATAGTCTCGCGGCGGCTAAAAAAGTGATGGTGTTCGGTGATTTCAGTAAGTACTACGTGCGTAAAGTGGGTGCTCCAATTGTGGGTGTGTTGAAAGAACGCTTCTGGCCGGATATGGGTATCGCTGGCTTGATTCGTTTAGATGGCGAGCTTGGCGATACAGCAGCTGTTAAGCACTTGATTACTGCTGCCAGCTAATTTTTCCGCGTAATAACCGCTAGAAAAAGCGCTCTTCGGGGCGCTTTTTTATTGGAGAAAAAAAATGAAAGTAAAATTATTGTGTAGTCGTTCTGGCGTTGGTTTTTCGCAAAATGTTGGCGATGAAATAGACGTTGGTGATGCAGAAGGCTTGCGCATGGTTAATGCCGGGCAGGCTGTTGAAGTTGGCTCATCATCAAGTCAATTGCAGGCAGCAGAAGCAGAAGAAGCCGATCGCATTGCTGCAGAAGTTGAGGCAGCAAAGAATAAAACCGAAGCCGAAACCGCTACAAAAAAAGTCTCCACTGAAAAAGCTGTAAAAAATGAGTGATTTTTGGTTGTCAAAATTAGCGGGTGATATTGCATTGCCAGTAAGCGTTGAAAGCTGCAAATTGGATTTAAAAATACAGCACAACGCAGACGATGAACTGCTCGAAGATTACATTGCCGCTGCCTGCGCGCTCGTTGGTGGCAAAAGCGGCATAGTCGGCAAGGTGTTAACTGCCGAAACGTGGCAATTAAAGCTTCGCGCTGCGAGCGGCTGCGTTGTGTTGCCGTTGTCCCCTGTGCAATCCATTACCTCAATCAGTTATTTCGATACTGAAAATACAGCGCAAACGTTAGATATAGAAGATTTTTATTTGTATGGCGATGAAGACTCAGCGTTTATTGAACCAAAAACCGGTGTTGTTTGGCCTGCTGTATATACCCGCCGCGATGCCATTACCATTCGCTTTGTTGCAGGCTTCGGTACCGCTGCAGAAATCCCCAAAAATATTACTCGCGCAATCCGTTTAATCGTTGCGCACTGGTATGAAAACCGCACGGCGGTGCTTGTTGGTGTTACTGCGCAAGAATTACCAATGGCTGTTGAAAGTTTGCTTGGCATTAGCCGCAAAGGGTGGTCTGCATGACGTTTCAGGCGGGCGAGCTAGATCAGCTTATTAATTTTGTTCGCCCAGAAAAAAGCGACGATGGTATGGGCGGCAAGGTAGATGCTGGGCCATGGGTTATTGCCACCAATGTATGGGCAAAGCGCCGGCCGTTATCCGGCAAAGAATTCGCAAAGTATGACGCTGTACATAATTCCGCAATGTGTGCATTTGTTATTCGGTACCGCGATGATTTATTGCCAACCGATCAAATTTACTCAGACGGAATTTATTACAACATTCGTTTTATTCCACCGGTGAGTAACCGCTCAATGTATTTGGTCATTGAAGCTGAAAGTGGGGTTGCGTTGTGAGTACGGTGCGCATTGAGGGCATTGATCAAATTCAAGCCCTGCTCAATGAGCGTGCCCCTCGCGCTGCACGCAATTTAATGCGGGCCACGGTGCAAGCTGTTGCGCAAAATATCGCAAAAGACGCCAAAAAAGATGCGCCAATTCTCTCGGGAAACCTGCGTAAAGCTATAAAAGCCAAGCGTAAAAAGTCGCCGCCCAATATGCCCACCAGTCAAGTGATTGTAGGCGAGGGTAAAGGCCAAAAGCCAGATGCGTTTTATTGGAAGTTTGTTGAATACGGCACCCGTTTTGCCGCTGCAAAACCATTCATTGCGCCTGCAAAAGAGCGTGCAAAAGCCAATATGAGAACCATGTTGGTAGAAGAATTCGGCAAAAAACTTGAAAAACAATTAGCGCGTGAAGCGCGGGGCGCGCGATGAGTTTTGAAGTTGTCATTCAAACAGCAATCTATGAAAAGCTTTCTGCTAGCGCTGAGCTTATCGCTAAAAAAATCCCTGTTTATGACGATGTACCGCAACCCAAAGATTCCGGTGATCTCTGCAATTTTCCCTATGTTGTTGTGGGTGATGACACCCTAAATGCGTGGGATACCGATACCGAAAACGGCGCCAGCGCAGTTATTACTATTCACACATGGTCGCGGTACCTGGGCAAAAAAGAAATTAAAGAATTGCAGGGTTATGTTTACAGCGCTCTCCACAATGCAGACCTGTTAATACCTGATTATGTGAGTGTTGTTTGTGCGTTTCAAAGTTCAGATTCATTTGTAGATGCCGATGGTAAAACACGCCACGGTGTTCAAACGTTTAGTATGTTAATTGAAAAACTCTAGGGGGTTGTATGGCAGCTAGTAAAGGTAAAAACCTTTTAATTAAAAAAGGCGCGGTGGTTATTTGCGCCGGTATTTTATCAAAAGATATTAAATTCAATGGCGAGCCTATTGATATCACAAGTGATGACGATGGTGGGTGGCGCGCGCTTTTGTCTGAAGCAGGGGTAATGTCTATTGATGCCAGCTTTGAAGGTGTTACTAAAGATGCGACCTTGCGAACTACCGCAGCGACAACGGCGAGAATGCTCACTGATGTAACGCTGGTTTTTCCAAATGGCGATATTGTTGATGGTGACTTCTTTTTGTCTGCCTACTCAGAAAAAGGCGAAACCAACGATGCCATTAAATTCTCTGCCGAGCTGCAATCATCTGGCGCAATGGTCTACACGCCATTCGTTTAATGTTTAATCAGTAACAACCCCAAAAAGGTCGCCAATAGGCGGCCTTTTTTTATGCCAAAAACTTGAAAATGCGAGCGCTGAAGTATGTCAATTTTTAAAACCATTGAGCTGTCGTTTAAAAACAAGAGTTACAAAATTGAGCCCACAAGCGTTATGCGTTGTTTGGCACAAATTGAAGATGTAATCACGCTAAGCGATTTATCTAATGCTCAGCGTGTTCCCTTGGTAAAACTTTCTCAGGCGTACGGTATTGCGTTGCGCCATGCGGGCGCGAATGTTACCGACGAAGAAGTTTACGAAGGTGTATTTGAAGATGGCGGCGCGGCCATGATTTCGGGCGCCGTTAGTGGTTTGCTTTCCATGATGATTCCTCCCGCTAAATTTCAGGCGGTTGCCGCTGCAAAAAAGCCGATAGCGAAACCAAAGGCGAAAGCCAAAAGCTAGTCCAAAGCTGGTACCAAATTTTCGTAGAGGCTTGGAAATATCCGCCGCGTGATTTCTGGGTGCTAAGCCCCGGTGAATTGTGGTGGCTATTAGAGGCAAAAATGCCAGAAAAAGAGCCGGAACTTACTGAGGCTGATTGGCAAGATTTGTACGACATGCTCGATTAATGCGTTAAAAAATGCGAGATAAAAAAATGGCAGAAAACGTAGGCAATATTGCGATTACCGTAGGCGCAAACGTAACCGATTTTGTTACGGATATGCGCTCTGCGAGTGGCGAGGTAACGGCGCTAGATAAAAAAGCCCGCGCAATGATGAATACCTTTGTGGGCTATGGCCTTGCCGCTGCCGCTGCGGGCGCTGCTGTTATCGCTGGTTTATACGTTACTGCTTCAGACACTATTGATCGCCAAGCAAAACTTGCGCGGGCGCTGGGCTCAACCACGGCAGGCATTCAATCGCTGGAATACGCTGCAGATATGGCCGGTGTTGCGCATGAAGAATTATCTGCCGCTAGCGGTAAATTAAATCAGAAATTAGGGCAGGCCATTACCGTAGGTGGCGCTGCCGCAAAAGAATTAGATCGCTTAGGTTTATCCGCAAAAGAACTTGCAAAAATGGATGCGAATGACCGCATGGCCACCATTGCCGATCGCATAGTTCAATTGAAATATAACTCCGCGCAAGCATCCGCCTCACTGAAAGAGTTGGGCTTAAAAGGCAATGAAGTTGTCGCCATGATGATGGATGGTGGCGAGCAATTCCGCGCGGCAAATGCAGAATTACGCGAGTTAAATGTGTTGGTGAGTGATACCGATGCGTCAAAAATTGAAGCTGCAAATGACGCTTGGTCAAAAACCAAAATGGTGATTACTGGGCTTGCGAACACGGTTGCTGTGGCGTTATCACCCTATATGCGCGTTATTGCAGAATATTTACGCAATGCGGCCGTTGAAAGTGGTGGTTTCAAAGATCAGGTAGGTGCGGCAATTAAAACTGCGCTGGGTGGCTTCGCGAAACTTGGCGATGTTATTCAAGGTTTGCGTGTAGTTTTTAAAGGGATTGAGTTGGTCGCCGTTGCGTTTGGTGCTGCGGTTGTGAGTGTTTTTGAAATGTTGCTCGCACCCGGTATAGCGGTGAACGATTTAATTATTAAAGGCATTAATTCTGCAATCACCGCCTCTAATAAATTATTGGGTACGAGTCATGAATTGATTGCGTTACCTGGCGAAAGCGCGTTTATGACTGGCTTGCATGATCTTGGTGAGGCGGCACGTAATAAAGTGGGCGAGTTGCGCACCGAGCTTGGTGAGCTAGCCATGCAAGAAATGCCAAGCGATAAAATTAAAAAATATTTAGAAGACGTTGCCGCTATTGGTGACCCTAAAAACTTTAAAGGCCCCGCTGGCTCAATGCCTGCAGAAAATGAAGAAGATGCCAAGAAAAGAGAAAAGGCCAATAACGTAATGGATAGTCTGCGCGCGGGCACTGAATCTATGCGTGCAGAGCTTGATAAGCGCCGTGAAATTGTGGCTATTTATCGCAATAATCAGCTCGCTGCAGATGCTCCCTATTACGCGCAACAGCTCAACGATATAAAAATCAATGAGCAAATGAAACAAGCCGAAATTCTTGCGGCTGCGCAACAAGAAGATGCGCAGCGTGCAGAGCGCCAAGCGCAAAATCTTGAGCGTGCGGCGGGTGATAAGGCGCTAATGGCTGCCATCATCGCTGAATACGATATGCAAGAAGTTTTGGCAGAACAAATCAAGCAAGGTCAGTTAACGCAAGTGCAGGAAGATGCACAGAAAGCGCGTGAAAAATTGCGCGAAATGGAGCGTAAAAATGCCAAGAGTGTAGCGCTCAGCTTGGGCGGTGAATTAATGTCACTCATGCAGGGGCAAAGTAAGCGCGCATTTGAATTTGCTAAAAAAGTGGCAATTGGTAGCGCGGTGATAAGTGGTTATGATGCCGCTGTTAAGGCATGGGATTCAGGTATGTCCGTGGGTGGCCCGTGGGCTCCTGCAGTTGCTGCGGCTTACACAGCTTCCAGTTTAATGAAAACCGGTGCATTAATTAACAGTATTCGCGGCACTAGTTTTGGTAGTGGTGGCGGCGGTACTAGTGGTGGTGCTGCGGTAGGTGGCGATGGTGGTATGGCGAGTGCTGGGGCTGGTGCAAGCGCGCCTGCAGCAGCTGCGCCCAATGCGGGCTCAACTATGCACGTAAAAGGTTTAGATCCTAGCCATTTATTTACCGGTTCTGCTATGCAAACTATTGCGCAGGGCTTGTTGGATTATCAAAAAGATGGCGGCAAAGTGGTGTTCGTTGCATGAGTATTTTTATCAGTAACACGGCTTATGCGGCGAGCGTTATTGCTGCAGATGATTTGCCTATTATCGCGTGGAAAAGCGTGCTGAGTATTGGCGATATTTCTGCGTCTGGTTTTCAAAACTCTCGCCCCGCTAGCAATGTGTGGGGTGCAGATACCGCCACATTTTGGGAGGGGGCTACGGGTGGCGATGGCATTTTTATTAATCTTGCTAACGTGGGTGCTAGCAGTATTGATTACGTTGCAATCGCAAAACACAACCTTGGCAGCGCAGAAATTTCTTACCGTGTTTACACCTCTACAGATGGCACCACATTTACGCCGTTAACCCCATCGCGCGCGGTCACAGATGACTCGCCAATCATTGAATATTTTAACCCCAGTACCGCGCCGCTTTTTCAAATTCGTTTTACCGGTGCGGCTGCCCCCATTATTGCGCACGTGCGCATGGGTGCGGTGCTCATATTGCCGCGCAGTATTTATGTGGGCCACGCACCTGGCACTATTTCAAAAGTGGTAGAGCGCGTTTCGCAGGTGAGCGCTATGGGTCAATTTTTAGGGCAAATTGTTACGCGCACTAGCTATAAAACCTCTGTAAAACAAGAAAATGTAAAACCCGATTTTATTCGCCAACATATAAAACCCTTTATTGCCCATGTGGATGGCACGCGGCCAGACGATGGCACCGCGCGCGGCACCTTCTTTTTCGCGTGGCGGCCAGATTTTTACCCTGATGAAGTTATGTATGCGTGGACAGATAGCGAAATTCGCCCAGAAAACCAACGCAGCAACGGCATGATGAGTTTTGGTTTTGAAGTAGCAGGTGTTGCGTAAATGGAATTGGTTCGCCTGCAATTTGTAGAGCTGGTTTTAAAGCCCTGTACGCGCACCTATGGCGAATCGCCCTGTGTTGCAGCTATAGGCGTAACGGGCGAGTGCAAGTGTTACAACAGCCCCGCCACGTGCCAAGACCCAGAGAATTTTTTAGCGGGCGAACAGGTCATTCGTTTTGCGGTACCCACGGCAGATTTGCCGGTGGATTATGACTACATACCCAACGTAAAAAACATTTCTGTGGTTGCGCAAAAAATTAGTCCCGGCGAATCATTGGGCTCACGTGAGAGCGTAACCTCATCGCATTTTAATCACCCACATAACGATGTGTGTTACGACAAATATGTGGATGAGCGCGGTTTTAATCCGTTCAATGTTGGTACGCATTGGGGCAAATTCGCAGCGCGCTGGCCAAACGTGCAGGGCTGCGAATATCGGCATGTGCTTGGCTATGCTGGCCAATCTATTAACGATATGGAGCGCCGCTATTACATTGTAGAGTCCACCAGCGGCCCCGATAACGCGGGCGGTTATTCGTTTACCGCAAAAGATGCTATTAAGTTTTTAGATGGCGACAAGGCCGTTGTGCCGCTGCCAAGTGTTGGTGTGCTTGCTGCTGATATTTCAGATTCTGCCACGTCATTAACGCTCGCGCCTGCAGGCGTGGGCGATTTGTATTACCCCGCCGCTGGCGTGGCCTCCATTGGCGATGAAAAGGTTACCTTCACGCGCAGTGGCGATGCCATTACATTAACCGGCAGGGAGTTAAGTGGCTCAAAGCGCGATGAACACAAAGAAAACGAAACGTTTCAACTCGCAGAAGTTTTTGCCAGCGTAGAGCCTTCTCAAGCAATTTATACATTGCTCAATAATTTTACAGATACCCCCGCCGAATATTTAGATTTAGCGGGCTGGTCTGCGGAAACCATGGCGCACATTGGCCGTTTGTTTTCGCGTGAAATTATGAAGCCAACGGCGGTTAAAAAAATAATTGACGAATTAATTCAGCAAGTCGGTTTGGTGATTTATACAGATACTATTAATAAAAAAATGGTGGTTCGTGCGCTGCGAAATTTAGTGCCAGCATTAACGCTAGATGAAAACTCAATGCTGGATCAAGTGACAACAAAGTTTGATAGCGACAAAAGAATTTCGCAAATACTCATGTATTACGCACAAAAAAACCCGCTTGAAAAAAACGATGAAGAAAAAAACTACGCCGCAATTCTTAATAGCTTTGTGGGCGATGCTGTTGCCGCGCTAGAGGGCGCGCCCGCTGCTATTAAAAAAATATACGCTACGTGGATTACTATTTTTAACCGCCCTGCAGGCGAAGCGGTGAGCACCTATGTGTTGCGCCGTTACGGCCGTGCGCCGCGCTCTGTGGCATTTAAAACGCCGGTGAATGTGCCCATTAGGTTGGGCTCTGTTTTTACGCTCAGCAGTGGCAAGTTTGAAGATTCGCAGGGCCAGCTGTTAGCGCCGTTATTATTCCAAGCGATTTCTGTGCAACCCTCTGAAACAGATTGCACGGTAATGGGCGAGCAGGTACCGGTGTTTATTGATGACGTGCCCGATGGCGTGGCCACGGTCAATATTGACGAAGACTCGTTTAATTTAAATTTGCGCACAGTGTATGACTCCATTTATTTGCCGCCGGTGGCGGGCGATGAGGTGCGGTTTATTATCGCGGCTGGTGTGAAAATTGGCTCCATCGGCGTTTCCACGTACGCGCTAGATGTTGGCGATTGGCCAGAAGATGTCATTATAAAAATTTACGCAAGCAGCGCTAGGTTTCAAGGCAAGGGCGGTGATGGTGGTTTCGGCAACACAATAGATGGCCAAGACGGCGGCGCTGCGTTTTATACCGATTTCCCCGTAGAGATTCATGGTGATGTAGAAATTTGGGGGGGCGGTGGTGGTGGTGGTGGCAGTTTGATTTACCCCTCCACCTACACGGCCGGTGGTGGTGGTGCTGGGTTTACGCCGGGCATTCCAAGCGCAACTACTGAGGTTGGGTGGGGTGGTTTTACCGCAACGCTACGAGGTGGTGATCCCGGTGATGCTGGTGCAAATGGTTTCTATCCAGATGGTTCGCCTGGCGGCGCTGCAGGCTACTCAATTGTAGGTTCAGCGCTGGTTACGTTTATTGATACGCCGGATATTCGCGGCCCACAAATTAGTTAGGAATCTTTATGGCGGCGCGCAAAGGCGATAAAGCAAAAATTAAAAAAGATGGCGTGGTTATTTGCGCGGGTATCAATCAAAAAGATGTGAATATCGGCGCAGAATTAATTGACGATACTGCAAACAGTAATCGAGGTTTTAGTGTTTCGCTTGCAGACGTAGATACAAAATCTATCACGCTGGGTTTTGGTGGTATCGCAAAAAGCAGAATTCTGCGCAAATATCGGTTGATGGATGAAAATTTACTCACCGGTATTACCTACGAATTTGCCAACGGCGACACCATAACCGGCAGTTTTATCATCTCAGATTACAGCGAGTCTGGCTCGGTTGGCGATGCTATTAAATTTAATTGCTCGCTGAAATCGACGGGCGCGTATGCGTTCGCGTTCAGCGCAAGCGAGGCTGACGACGGTGTTATTGGTGGCGGCGGTGGCGGCGGCGGTGGTGGATTTTCTCGCTTGCTAGAGAACGGAAGTTATCGGTTGTTGGAAGGCGAAGAGCCTAACTATAGAATTTTGGAGGCATAAAATGGATAAAAGAATTTCAGAGCTTGACGCCTTACCGGAAGGCTCATTGATTGAGGGTGATTTGATTGAAGTTGTGCGCGATGGAGAGAATTACAAATATGATGCTTCCGGCATTTTAGCTGTAGAGTATGTTGCGCTTATTGGCGGAGAAACAACCACATCATTTAGCAGCAATGGAGTTAGTGGGTCGTGCCAAATTTTATGTGCAAAAAGCGGCAATGTATATCACGTTGATGTGTCTATCTATGAAATGACAGGTACGTCATCTGCAACTGATACGATAATTTGCAATATTGATGTGAGCTTAGTTTTAAATATGGTTTCAAGACAGGGCGCTTCACCGTTGGCGACAACGACAGCATATTGTGTGTTTTCCAGTAACTCATTAACGTTGGTTGCGCCTGCCGGAACGAATTTTTCAACAAATCCGGTTTTTGATTTTTCAACTACTTTTATTGCAAGTTAGTTTTAAAACCTAAAAATATATAATAAAAAACGTTATGAAAAATCTGTAAATAAATATTGTGATTTTTCAGTTTCATAGAAATAGATTTACAAAACATTTATTCAATAATCCCGCCTAGTGCGGGATTTTTTTTGGAAAAAATATGGCTGTATATTTGATGGGGGCGGTTGGCCGCAATCCCGCAACGGGCAAGCTTGATGGTATGTTTTCGCCTGAAGAAATCACCATCATTGGTGCAATAGGCCACGGCCAAAATCTTACTGTAAATCTAGACCGGTTTAGTGAAATCGACTTTGGCACCCGCGAAAACATCAAGCCGCTATTGGTAATCAAGGGCGATAGTAGATTTGGCAGTTCTCTTGGCCGACTCACAACCGAGCATATCAGCCCCAATGCGGTTATTGACTCTGTTGTTAAAAACGGAGCGCTTGCATCCTCATGGAGGCTTGATCTTAGAGAGTTTGGTGACAGTGGGATTATCGGAACACCGTTTACCTCAGAAGACCAGACAAAACCTCTCCTGATGTACATTGAACGCCGGTATGGTTTCGATTTTGATGACCCTGCAATTCAGTGCAATGGCTACTACTTTAATAGCCCACCGTGGGAAAACAGCAATGTGTTCAGCATAGACATTGATGGCCGAACATTTATGCACACAAACGATAACAGCCCATCGTCAGTTAATAATTCACAAGCGGTTGCGGTAATAATGGCGGCGCAAATCAATGCTGATGACCTGTGCAAGTGCACGGCAAACGCAAATGACGGCACGTTTGATTTGCGTTTGCTGAAAAAGAATGTTGAGGACGAATTTACCCCTGTGCTCAACGAGAATGTAACGCAAAACTTCAACAACAAAACGGCGCGCGTTTATGCGTGGGACAACTCCGGCATTAACGACGCAATTATGATTACCCACGGGTACGGCAATAGATCTATTACGTACATGGAGAACACGGAGGGCAGCACGTCACAACCGGATTATGACGCTAAGCCAGAGCTGAATTCTTGGATGTGTGAAGACCAAGCCGCTCCCGAACTTACAGCAGACGCTAGACAGGCTTATTTCGATCTCAGACGCGAAATGACACAATGCCCCGCGCAGTTAAATCTGTGTATTAAAACTTTGCAGGATGACCGTAAATGGTAGCTATCACATCATCGAATTACCGAAACCCAGCGATTGATAAAATTCAGTCTGGTTACAATCCGTCTGGCTACAGCCCTGCGCTGCCACCCTACATCGACTCTGTTTCGGGCTCAATCACGCAGGGGTCAACGATGACGATTGCTGCTGTTAATGCGTCATCTGAAACCAGTGCAACTCTACAGTTTACTGATTTTGAATCTCTAACAGTTGGGCAGCCGGTAGTCGGTAACATACCGTGGCTTGATGGTGATACTGAAGTCCTTCAGAAAAACTATCTAACATCAACTGATAGGCCGCTAACAGGAACTAAAGTCGCTAAAACGCATCCTGTGCAGGAGAATTTTGGCAACCTTTACTATTTAACTGGTGGTGCCGATGAACTATTTGTGGAGTTTTTTGCTCGCACCGTGGCGGTCGATTTTACCGGCACTCCAGACGCTGCTCAGATTAAATTTACCAGAATGTGTAGCGGCGTAGTAAACCACACTGTTGAGCCGCTTATCGGCATAACGATTCAAGGTGGTGCTACAGATGCAACGCTTCAAACGGGTGCAGGGGCGGGATCGACAATATCTTATGGTGTAAGTTATGCGCAAGATGTGTGGGAGCGTCACACACTGTTTTTGCGACTATCTACTCCTGACGTTGCTAACGGCATGAGGTTCTATCGCACTAGCTTTGGGAATCAATGGAGTCCATTGTTTGCAACTCCTAATGAGTGGGGCGAGCCTGATACAGCCACTAGACTTTCAGGTGCTGCAGCTACACGACAGATAGAAACTATGTTTTTCCCATTTTTTCAGCGAGCACAGCAAGAAACAATCATCGATATTAACCACATTTATATTCATAGCAATTTAGAGCGTGTGTATATGTCAACGTCACCAACCCCAACGGCATCCACATCATTTAAACACGTTGTATGTCCAACAGTTTCTCGCTCGCTTACTTCGATTCAGTTTAAATCTATGATTGACGTTTTTGAGCCGGAGGATGATGTATATCTATACATTGTCAATGCCAATAACAAGATTACACCTAGCGGGCATTTAGTGAGGGCGGGCGCATGACACTTTATTATTTAGCGTTTCAGAACACCAGCAATCCTGTAGACACCCCTTATTATTGGAACTCGTTCCAAACTCCGGCGACCAGCCTTGCTACCTCGCTACTAGATTCGACTGGTGCATCTTTTGCCAGAACCGTTCTCTTTGACAGTACAACCGGAATTAGTAAAAACGTTCACGGATTAAACGTTGTCGGTAGCGGTGATGCAGCATGGGTCAACCAAGCGGTTATTACAGATCAGACATGGACTTTCGTTTACGGAAGAACCATGACTCTCGGTGGACTGGATAATGCAAAGCGATACTCAATAGCGTTCTTCGGATCTCAAGATGGCGCAGGTACTAACGAACTATCGGTAACAATACAAGGCGTCAACAAGATACTAAATACGTCTAATAACTCGACTAATATTATTGAATTCTTGGACGTAGCGCCAATTTCTGGCTCTATAACAGTCAGTTTCCTAGGGGCGACAGGGGTACGCAGGCTGTGCGCTATCCGCATCGACGAGCACGATTACGACCCCTATCAAGTTGATTCAATTACCGACCCCGTTGAAGCTGGCGGAACGATCACCTTTACAACCAGCGGGTTTGCATCTCTCACCGCAATCGCAACGAACCAAACCGGAATCACTGTAAGCGGCATAACAGGCGTTGACGGTACCGCTACCGTTGCAGGGTGGGCGAATAACGCTGTTTATCCTGATTTACCTGTGGATGTAACCTATACGTTCACCGATGGCACGAACTCGGTCACGATTGAAGGGGAGGTTATAAAGCCCGCAGCCTATACACGACTGCCAATGGCCTCGCCAGTGCTTACTGCTGGCTATTTGGCGGGTGATATCCTCGCTCAAACTGGTAGAACGCATGTAAGTGGTGACATTATGTTCCACACTACCTACGGTAATTTTGCTCTAGCTGCTGACACGGGTTATACGGTATCAAGCGAAGGAAGTATTGAGCTTTGGGTGTGGGTTTCAAGCGGTGATGACGCAGGTAAGGTGTTCAACTACACGGTGGTATTCAAAGAGCCTCCTTCAATGCCGGCAGGTACTTCGGTGTCAGTTTCCGAGGGCGCAACGACGCTTGGCACCTTTGCTGCGGATTCAGGTTCAGCGCCTATCACTTACACGCTGGGCGGCACGAATGCATCTCTGTTCAATATTGATGCATCAACAGGGCTGGTAACGTTCAAAGTCGCGGCAACAGTTGGCACAGGATCAATAGCAGTTATCGGAACAAATAGTGCTGGCAGTGATAGTCAAGGGGTTTCATTTACCGTTGTTTCACAAAATTATATTATTTCCCCTCATGATTTATCGCTACCTACTGATTTTTCCGCGCCCGATTTATCGCAATTCGTTTTAGTTCAGCCAAATGATTTTGATGTTGCTGTGCAACTCTCGCAGCCTGCGATTAGTGCGGCGGGTTATGTGCAAATTGATGATTTTAATTTGGCGATTGCGTTCAGTAGTCCCGCAATTATTGTTGCTGCAAATGTCGTTGTGCAAGATTGGTCGTTGGCTGTTTCGTTATCCAATCCGTTGGTGGGTGATTTGCCGGTTGGACCAATCTATGCCGACACCATTGTGCAAATTATCGATTCAAAAATTATCGTTAAAATTTATTAATAGAGGTGGATATGGATTTTAAAGTTGAGCAAGATTTTCAGCACGATGGCATCAATTATGAGCCCGGCAACGTGCATACAAAGCACGGGCTGAGTGATGATGTTGTGCAAAGTTTTGCAGTTATTGGTTGGGCGAATGTAGGTGTTGCTGCGGCGGGTGTTGAATCTGCTCTCGTAGTGCAGCCGCATGATATGACTATTGTTTTAAAATCGGAGAGTAAAAATGGCTAAATCATTAGATAACACGGTGCTGGATGCTACGCTGGATAAATTGGCAACGGCAATTAATGTAAGTTTGTGCTCGGCGCAGCCCGCAAATTTCGCGGGCATTGCGGCTGTAAAATTAGCGGGCGGTACCCACACAGCGGGCGCGGGCAACGGCTCTTACACAAAAGCGGCTGGGGATGTTAGCGGGCGCAAATTAACTATCGCTGCGCGCAGTGGTTTGAGCATTACAGCAAGCGGCACCTGTAATCATATCGCGTATGACGATGGCACTACGTTGCTGGGTGTTGCTACGTGCACAGCGCAGGCGCTCACCTCTGGCGGCACTGTTTCTATCGGCTCGCATAAGCTTGAAATTCAGGCACCTGCCTAATGGCCGTTACACGGCATATGGGTACATCAATACCAACCGCAGATGAGTCATTTGACCCTGATGACAAACGCTGGGTTTGGTTTTCATGGCCTGCCGCAATTTTATCGAGCGAGTTTATATTGCCAGAGGGGTGGGTTAGTCACGGTGAGCAAACCGGCGTTGAGGTTGTTGATCGCGGCGGTAAAACATACTCAAACTGCAATGGCGTGCTGCTATCAACAACCGCAACGCGCGGGGCGCATGTGATTACGAATAGGGTGGCGATGGGCGATGAGGAGCTGGATCGCTCTGTGTCGCTGATTGTGCGGGAGAATTAGTTTTTTTGGCCGGCACTGCTACTGCGCAGTGCTGGTTTTAATTAAAAACAATTCCCACGCGGCAAGCGGTATTTTCCGCGCCTCGCCGCCCTCGCTCTCCCAGTTTTGCCACGTTTTTAGGCCCGCATGTACCAATGCTGCCGCCTCGGTTTGCGTTAAACCTGCCGCTACGCGCGCGGTTTTAATGTGTGTTGGTGCGGGCTGTGTTATTTGCTGAGCCATGCCAAAACCTCATCATTGTTTTTGCGCCCAAAATTTGGGATTTTTTGCCAGTCAAAATCTGGCGCTGCAAAAGCGGTGCGCACCTCGCGTTTACCGCTATACCCCTGATTAATTAAACAATGCGCCGTGCGTGGGCTGAGTGATTTGGCCCATGCTGGCGTTGCAGTTTCGTCTATCGCGGTTTTGGCTGCATTGTTTAGCTGCGCAATCGCCCAGGTTGCTAAATCACTTCCTGCTGCGCGGGAGGCGGCCACCCAGCGGCCTTTGTCTGCGCGGGGGATGTTGGTTATGTGGAGTTCGCTGGTTTCCATTACGCGCGCCCCGCTGGCATGCTAAAGCCGCCGCCGTGTTGATCCTCTAATTTCGCCTCTAGGATCAAATCCTCTGCTGTTGCATCTGGATCGCCGCCGCTGGCAATGTGCGCCTGATACCAGCCGATAATTAGCCCTGCAACGTTATCCTCATGCGTACCCATAAAAGCATCACTCTCAATGCCGCTGGCAGCGCATACCGCCTCTATGGTTGCAACATCAAAACTCACTGCGCCATCGCTATCGCGAGCCAGTTTTAGGTCGGCAAAATGTAGGTTTTCTGGGATGGTTATTTTTTTGATTTGCATTTTAATGCTCCCTTAATGAGTGCGCCCCTTTCGGGGCGCTGGTGGTTAGTGGTTAGTGTAAAAATCGTCGTTTACGCGGCCATCTTTAGGGGCGTTAAATGTGTTCGAGTGATAAAAATAAATCCCTTTTACGCTCCATCCATCCTTGTAACGAGTTGGTTTAAATTCTGGCTGGCTGTACTCACCGTGGGAGAGGTAGTAGGTACCGGTGGGGTAATAGTTGCCGTTGCTTGTTGCGCTGTAGTTTTCGTTGCTGTTAAACCATTCGATCAATTCTTTTTTGGTTGCAAATATCATTTTCAATTACCTTTTCAGTTACCGGTTCCGCCGGTTCGAATGGGGCTGTATCGCCTCCATGTGTTTAATAATACGCTCAATGAGCGCATATGCAAGCTTTATTTTAAAAATAATTAAAATATTTACGTTAAATTTACGTTTTTTCTTGTGAAAAGCTTATGGATAATGAGTTTTGTTGTCCGGCCTCGGGCACCATTACATCTATAGCTATATCCCTCCAAATATCTCAAAGCCCCGTATTTAAAGGCTTTGCGGCTGTTTTTCGTTTGTTGTTTCCCGTTAAAAACCTTTGTAAATAACATATTCCTGCTTTATCTTTACGACAAATTTACGTCTAGGGGTTTTGCAGTGGCTACGTATCGCAAGGTTGGCGACAAATGGAAAGTTGAGGTTTGTGTTGCGGGCAAGCGTAAATCTAAAACCCTGCCTACCAAGGCCGAAGTGCGCTCTTGGGCGGCGAAAATGGAGGTAGAGCTTAGCTTGCCGGTGGCTGCTGCGCAATCACTTGGGCAATGTACGCTTGGTGATGTGTTTACCCGTTATGCCGATGAGATTTCAGAGCATAAAAAGGGTGCGCGTTGGGAGGTTATCCGGCTCAAAAAGTTTGGCTCTGATCCGCTGGTGGGGCTGCTGCTGCAGGATTTAACGCGTGAGCATTTTGAGGATTGGCGGGATCGCCGGTTGCAGAATGTAAAGCCCTCATCTGTAAACAGAGAGTTAAATTTAATTAGCCATTGTTTAACGCAGGCGCGGCGGTGGCGATTGATGGACCATAACCCTCTCACGGATTTAAAGCGCCCCAAAAACCCACCGCATCGCGATCGCCGTATTCTTGATAGCGAGATTTCATTAATCGTCAATAGGTTAAATTATTCGGCGGGTGCTGCGGTTGAGTTTCAGCAGCAGCGTGTTGCAATCGCGTTTCTGTTTGCGATAGAAACCGCAATGCGGGCGGGTGAGATATGTGCCTTGCAGGCTCGCTATATCGATTTGGCGGCATGTACGGCGCATTTGCCGGATACTAAGAATGGATTTCCGCGAACGGTTCCGCTTTCATCTGCTGCAGTTGCATTGCTTGAGCAGTTAAAGCCGTGGCCAGAGAAGGGCGGGGTGTTTGGTTTGGCTTCTGGCGTGTTGAGCTCGCTGTTTAAGCGGGCGGTTGATGCTGTTGGTATACCTAATTTAACATTTCACGATTCGCGCCATGAGGCCACCACCAGGCTTTCTAAAAAATTTGATGTGTTTGGGTTGGCGCGCACGACTGGTCACAAGGATATAAATCAATTGTTAATCTATTACAACGAAACGGCTGCAGAGCTGGCGAAGCTGCTTGATTAGCTAGCCCGCCTTCTTCTGATTTGTAACCCATTCGGTAATATCTTTTGCGTGCCAGCGCTTTTGGCCTCTTGTGCCGGTGCTGCTTGGCAGTTGGATTGCGGTGGGGAAGCCAAAGCACTTTGAGAGTTTATCAACAAAGTGTTTTTCTGTAACCCCTAAATATTCTGCGCAGCGCTTTGCATCCCAAATGATTTTTTCAGGTGGAGGCAATAGGCTTAGTCTTTTTGCCACTGCGTCTGCAAGTTTGTCGTAATCTATTTCGCTCATATCTGCACCATAAAAAATTTAAATAACTATTTGTTTTGCGATAGCTCAATTGGAGTTTTGCGGCCTGCGCCGTATATCTACAAAAGCGTTAAAAATGTCTAATTAAATCAAAGGCGGTGGCGCGCAAATGTTGTAGTTTTGCGGGGCAGGCCGTTGATTACGCTGTTACATTTCTTCGGTTTTAATCGTGTGCCGGTACTTAACAGTGTTGTCGCTGTTGGCTACATCAAAAGAATACGAACCGTCATCGTTATCTGAAATGTTGCTGCATACAAATAACTTTTCACCGCTATCTTGGCAATTGAAAAGTAATGAATTAACCGCTCTTTGCTCTGTTTTTAAATTAAACATATCAATTGCGCTTAGTGCGGTCTGCATTGCAGCATCAAATTCAACCGGTAATGATTCTGGCAGTTCGCGCCCATAATTGTTTTTGTATGGTTCAATTCTTCGCCAGAAAGCTCGGCATATTGAATTAACTACTCTCTTGGTGTTTTGCATCTTACCGCCTCTCAAATGTAACCAGTAAATGAACGCGACGGAAATAGAATGTCGCAATTTTAAAACTCATACAGCCGCAGCGTTATTAAGGCGTTATGTTTTCAGTTCGCGCCGTGGGCTGTAGAGCTGACCATCTACAACAATAAAATCTTTTTGAATCCACTGCGTAACCTGTGGCGGTTGTACGCCTTGCGCTGCTGCAAAGGCGCGCTGGTTGCCGTCAAAGTGCAAATCAATCCACTGTAAAAGAGTGCAGGCTTTCGCCTGCGTCTCGGTTTTCATTCTATGCGCCCCAAATCAATGGTTATTTCACTCAAAAAACCGTCCTTTATGCTTACGCACTCAGGCAAATCGCCTATAAATTTGCTAATCCCTAAGGTTAGACGTGTGACTGAGTGTAAATGATGGTAAATAATATCCAAAAACAAATCGCTATTCTCGAAGCGTGATAAGCGCGAGTCGCCTTTATCAATAACAACTTGATTTTTTCTAATGCTATTAGGAAATTTCAAAACACCGTTTGAAGTCTTTGCCTTGAATATTATTTTTGCCATTTTCATCTTCCTATTCAGCCCTTGGAACAATTTCCTCAGTGCATGTATGTATAGTAATACACTTTATCTATACTGTAAAGCGTTTTGCTATATTTATTTAAACTATTTTCACTCTGTAGCAAAACATAACAAGTCGTTGAAAAGGACGGCTTGTAAGCCGGTTAAATTTTCATTAGTTAAGCGCCGCCTTTTAACTCGGCGTTATGTGCCTTTGTAGTTCGCAATATCCATTAGGTAGTCGTCACTATCACAGCCACGTTCAAACGCACCAATTAAATAATCAGCGTCCTCTATTTTTGCTTTTAATTTGCGAATCTCAGCATTGAACGCAGTTGCCTCACAGAATTGCTCGCAAGGGGCTTTTCTTTTTCTTTCGTCGTCAAGCGCTGTATTGAGCAACATTAAAAAATCGCACCACTCATGCGTGTTACCTGTTTTACCAGTGTTTGCCATTCTTTCAATGTACTGCGCTAATCTTGGGTGTCTTTCAAAGTTTTGCACTTCGCTACCTCACATAACAAAAAGTTGCAGCGCGATGGAATTACCATCCCGCCAATTTTCGCTTACTCCCCGCCACGGGCTGAACTTGGCGTTAGAATTCCCCGTCTGCAACTTGAAAGCAAGTTACGCCAACGTCGCGCCACATTTTTACAACTCGGTCACGGTCATCAAAAACAGCAACTAACCGTGATTTATCTTCAGTTAGCATATTTTCATACCATGATCTTTTTAGTGTGTCGTCTGCCGTGTAGTCGCCTTCGTCACGCATCACCAAAATTGCATCCAAATCAAAGCTCATAAAGCTGGTATTTTCTGCAATCCACGAAACTGTTTTTTCTCTTACTTCTGAGCTTCGGCCAGAGAAAAACCATATTTCGGCACCAGATTGCCGCAATCGCTCCATTGTTTTTATTACTGGGTCGTTTGGTAAATCCTTATCACATGCAGCGTAAAAATCGCGCCATTTGTTTTTACATTCACGCTCAAGAAAATGCCGCCTGTGCTCTATCAGGGCTATTGTCCCGTCAATATCAAATATGTATAGTGGTTTCATCGTTACCCCAATTCTAACAAGTCGCTCAAAGCGACGGTTCATAAATCTCAGTTTTGTTCGTGCTTTGTCATGCCGCGCTTTAGCTCAACGTTAAGTAGTCTTGTATTCCCAGTAAATCACGTTGTACTCTAAGGCTAGCTCACAGTCATTTTTTACAAATCGCCAATCGCAATCATCGTCATCGCAGGCGTAAAGCTCTACGTCATGAATGTCCCATTTTTCAAAATGTTTAATTAGCGCACGAACAGGTTTGTTTTCTTCTGGTAATTCAACTGGCAATAAGGCCATCTTAAAACTCCGTAGTAAATTTAATCGCGTTATGGTTTTACTTAACAAGGCGTAGCAGGCGGGACGCGGTTAGAGTATCGCTATTCTCACTTACGTCTGCGCGCCGCTGTACTTTGCGTTACATTCACTCAATCTTTGTCGGGGTCTGTAGCATCACTCACATTCTCCGCAACTCTTTTAAGCGCAGTCGCAGTGTATGGTTCGTTTTTATCTGTTAGCGCACCGCCCATAGTTACAACGTCAGCAGCTATGGCTATTGGTGTTTCAACAACTACGCCTACGGTAGCTTTTACAAGGCTTCCAATTAATCCAAACATATTTAATATCTCTTTAGTTTAGTAAAATTAACAACAGTAAATATAACAAGTCGTTGAAAAGGACGGATCGTAATTCGGTTAATTTTACCATCTTTATCATGCCGCATTGCCTTCAAGATCAACCCATTCACCATTACCGCTGTAGTATTTTGGCTCTCCTGAAATATCAATAATTTCAAGAATACCGCTTTCAACAGCATCAATATCACCATCAAGGATTGCGTCACCTTTTTTAAATGAACCATCTTCAAAAATAAATATGTACATTCTTTCCCCCATTGCTATGTAAATGTAACCAGTCAATGTTACGGACGGAATTAGAATTTCGCCCAGTTCGTTTATTCCCAGCCGCCGCAAATCTCGGCGTTAGCTGTTCAGCTCGCGCCTAACAATATCTATTGCTTCCTGCCAGTGTTTCGCTTTAGATAAGTTTAGCAGCCCTTCATTCCTGTCTCTCTGCTCATTGGTAGTTAAAAATATATTTGCATGGTAGCTTGCCATACGCTCACTTTCTTCTTTCTTTTTTCTGAATTGCGCAATAACGTTTTCTAGTATTTCATTTTCGCTCATAGTTTTTCACTCCGTTAAGTTTCATCTAACAAGGCGTAGCAACATCACTACACTTCGTTCCGTTCGACACGCTTCGCGTGCGGTTGTACATGGGCGTTATTTCTCCACCCCTTGCGCAATGGTTAAATTCTCTATTGCTAGGGCGATAACATCATCCATTGTTAATGGCTTTTTGTTTTTCTTTTCTCTTGCCTTGTTTATTTTGTGCTGCTGAATATCTAAAAACGCCTTTGTAGTCTGGTGTAGCCTTACTTGTGTAGATGCCATATAGCCTCCGTTCGTTGATTTAAAGCAATTGTATATGTAATCTTTTTGTATGTAAAGGTGTTGACAGAAAAAAGATGTGTGTTATCTTTAACTCACACAAACAAACAGGGGTAAACGATATGCAAGAATTAGAAACGCTCAAAGTAATCTGCGAAGCCCTGGGCGACAACCCAACGATTGAGCAGCAAGAATATGTAACATCTTGGATTATGCGCAACATTCCCCAGGCATACCTTGAAGATGCAAAATCAATCGCCATGAATTGCGATAATGTTTTTACTGATATTTCAATGCGCCAGGGCGAGATGGGGGTTTATTAATCATGACAATGCTATGCGGTAACACACAAGCGGAAATAGACCGCGACACACAAACAGACGCCGCTGAACAAAAGCAATATGCTGCTGAGCTTAACTTGTGGAAAGAAACACGCGACAAGCTACTGGCTGGCGAAACGATTTACACAGGCTGCGCCAAGTTCACGCTAAGCGAAAGACTGGCGAACGAATACCAAGAGTTTGCTGATCTAATTGATTTGGATGATGACATTATGACCAATTACGCGGCCAATACATGCACACCATTAATCAGCGAGCTAATTAAAAACGAGGCATCTGTTTTCGCCTCCATTATTGTAGGGTAATGATATGAACGACTTATTTATAGATAACTTGGCAATCTTGGCTTTTTACGTGATTGGATTCATATCTTTGCTTTGCACTGCTGGCGTTATAGCTGAATTAATAATGGAATGGCAAGAAGGCACACTGCAGGTTAAGTATTGTAAATTCACTACAACAATGCGCAATATCTTGGCAAAGTTGCGTTTTAACTAAGGGGTAACGTATGAACGAAGTAAGCAAAATACAAAAACTAAGCCAGCAATTGGCGACTAGATTAAATCTTGGTGTTGACGGTCGCGAACTTGTTGAAACCTTGAAAGAAACC